GCTTTCTGTAATTCTGCGACATCATTGAGATCGGATATTCCAATACCTCTTCTTTGTGACTTTTGATTATATAAAACAACTGCAGGAATCTCACCTAGCATATTGGGAATCTCATCAATCAATCTTGTTTTACCTTCTGCATAAGGTTTACTAAAATCTTCTACTAAGAATGTACTAATATCTTCTAATGACCAAACTTTGATAGTAGCAAGATCATCTGTTAAATCTTCTAATAGAGTTAATGATGTTAAATAGAATCTACCATTGGCTAGTCTTTCAAATTTCCAATTAATAACATTCTCTGGTGTATAGATACTCATATAGGGTCGGATATCTTGTTGAAGTTCTTCTGCTCTTGTTTTGGTGACTGCTCTTGGCTTATCGATAATAGCCCAACAGGTGCCATAGATAGATGCGTTAATCTGCATTTCTCTAATGATATTATTGAAAGACCTTCCGTCTAAATCAGCATCATGTAAAAAATTAGTTATTGAGGGGTCACCGTCTAATGAGCCATAATCTCTTGTTGGTGGAACTCTAAATAAAAATGATGAATAAATTTGAACAATATTTTTACAGTGATTATCAATAGCAGTATTCTCTGCCCTTTTCATATATTCTTCGTCAGTTTCTAAAACATAACGATTTAATAAATAACCATTCTGATAATCTTGACCACCTAGATATGATCGTAAATGAAAATTCCAATCATTAATCTTTTCTTCGTAATGTTTATGTCTGGAAGTTAAAAATTCTCTTGTATAATTAGCCATTACGACCACCTCATAGGTCTGCTTGGTTTAAATTCTCTGCGTAATGGGTATAAATATTCTATCATGTATCCTAAAGCATCATTAAAGTGATCGTATCCACTGTCTTTGTCTGGGATTGTCGTGCCATCTTTGTAAATTTGCCTTTCCAAACTTTTTATAACATTTTTACACTTTGAAGCAATATATAAACTATTTTTGCCTTTGGCGTTCTTGAGCTTTGCATTAACAGAATTGATTCTATCTCGTATTAATGGGTGATTATTTCTAACTTTTAAATTGAAACCTGCGTTTTTTAAGATAGCTAAATCAGTCACTCCACCTGCAGATGTCTTTCTTTGTTTTGATGCAGGGTCTGGATAAATCGTTATTTGATGACCTTGATATCTGCTTAATATTTCTTCCGTCATCTCTTGTGTATTACTAGAATAGATTTGTATTTCATCATAAATATACACAACATCATTAAAGATTTCAGATACGACACAAACCATAGGGTCTATATTGAAGTCCATGCCTATATGGATAATTCTTGTTTGTGGTTGATATTCATCAATAATATTTTTAGTTCTATCAAAGTTATAATAGATCGCACCTGCATAATTAACAAAAGATGCTTCGTATTCTTGTTGAAATGTTCTTTCGTCTAAATCATATCTTGCTTGTTCTATTTCATTGGCAGATACTTGACCACCTTCTAAGGTAGTATATTTAAAACTATCCCATTCTTTATCTGTTTCTGCTTTTAAAAAAAGATTGTAAGACCAATTCCCATAACCTCTAGGTGTTCCTGTAAATAGGCAATGGCCACCTCTATCTGAAAGGGTAGGTCGTAAGACTTCTGTCCAAGCTGTATCTTTGATATCTGCAAATTCATCTAATACTAAAAAATCTAAACCTACCCCTCGAAGTGATTGTTCATTATCAGCACCTCTAAGACTAATGACTGAACCATTTTTTAAATGTACTGATAAATCTGCGTGATTAACCTTATCTACCCAACGATGTTTATATAATCTATCTATTAGGTCATTCCAAACAATATTCTTTGCCATACGATACGAAGGAGCTACATACCAAACTTTCTTCTTTGGATATCTAGCAAATCTTGCTAGTTCGTTAATCGCTAAGAATGTTTTGCCGAAACGACGACCACTGATTAAGACTCTAAACCTAGCTTCACTTTCAATAACTGTTTGCTGAGGTTTGGTTAATCCCATTTAGTCATAAGACCATGGTAATGGCTCATTGTTTTCTGATGTTTCTATCTTATCTCTTTGACCTAACATTTGTTTACCTAACCAGATTAACATTGTTGTATTGCCTGTTTGGGCTTTTTCCCATTGCATTCTTCTTAGACTAGTTTTTCCCTTATCTCGTCCCTTTTTTAAGTACTCGGAAAAATTATCTGCAAGTGTATCTGGGTGACACCCTACGATCGTTGATATTTCTTGATTAGTGCAAAATATTGATGCTAATTTTTCTATCAAATCAGTATCTAGTTCTTTTTTCGGTCTTCCGACATTTCTTTTTTCTTCCATGTTTTTCACCTCTTATACCCAGAGTGTGGGTTTTCTAATTTATGTGGGAATATATTTTAATTGTCAAATGTTTTTAGAGTCAATCCGTAGTCATTTGTGCCTTTAGGAATTTCTATATCGTCACGAAGAATTAAGTGATTTTCTCTTTTGAACTTATTGTAATTAACGTAATGATGCCAACGACCATATCTCCATGTCACACGTGAAACATCTGGGTGAAGTTTTTGTTGCATTTGAGATTTTGGAATCGTTCCCTCTTTTGCATAAAATTCAGCAGTATTACCACCTTTAATGGTCTGTGTTCTAGCTTTTTCTTGTAAGAAAATATTGAATTGAATAGTACACCAACCTGCTTTTAACATCTGTAAAGATAAATCTGTATCTTCGTTATATCTTCCACGCCAACGAAAAGGCACATCGTTTCTAATTAAATTGCAACTATAAATTCTTGTATTGACTGTAAATGGCCCATATCTGTCACCCCATTTGTCAATCACAAAAAAAGTATAATTAGGTCCTGCCATAGCAACATTCTTATAACGCAAACAGAAATCTTCCATGATTCGCCACATAACACCATCGTAAATCTTAATGCGTTTATTTTTATGCCACCTACGAAAACATTTAATATTATCGTCCATAACCCAATGCCATTTATGACCTTCAGATATAGAATGGTCCCATATAAAATTTCTAGCCGCACCGGGCCCCACAGATTTGGTTAGACCTAGATCATCACAAGTATCGTATTTCTCTTGGTAGGTTTTATCTAAGACTAAGATATTTTTTTTATCAATATATTTTGCATATTCTGAATATTCTTGATCTTCAACAACAACACGATAGGGAAGTTGCATTTGTTCCAATGCTTTGACTGTTAAACGACTTTCTGCTCTACCTTTGCTTGGAATGTATAAAGGGAATTGAGGTTTATTCTGTGACATATCCCTTGTCTTTTAAGACATTTTTTTCAATACGAGGAAACCAAATATATTTAGTTTTTTCTGTGTAATCTTGTTTGATTAATTTAAAAAATGTTTCTACTGCTTCTTTATTTACGAAATTAACTCGGATTGCCATATAGGGTGATAGATCATCATGCTCAAATTCTGGCATACCTTCCCATTCTTTTTTTGTATCTAACCAATCACCATTACCACGATCAAAAGTAATAATGCTTTCTAATTCAGCTTGTTCAAAACCTAAATTATCTAAATCGTAATTTGCATCTAATAATTCTTCTAATTCTTTATGTAATAATGAGAAATCCCAATCAGAATATTGATTGGTTTTATTATCAGCTATACGATAGGCTTTAGCTTTCTCTGGTGAGATATCAGCAATTAAGACAGGAACTTTATCATGTCCTAACATTTTGGCGGCTTGATATCTTGAATGCCCTACAACAATAACTTTCCCTTTATCTACAACAATAGGTTGTTGCCAACCAAACTCTTTTATAGATTGGGCGACTTTTTCAATGTCTCTTTTTTGTCTTGGATTTTTTTCGTAAGGTTTAATTTCTTCTAGTGATAAATATTTAATATCCATTAATGAACTGTCGGTGTTTTTGTAATATTCAAACCTAGCATTTGCATCGCTAAATCTAAATTATATTCCGCCTCCTCTTTTGATTGCCATGAGCCAAAATTAACGTAAGCAGTAAACGTACCGTCCTCGTTATCTACAATGATGTAGCTTTGTGGTTGTGACATAACTGATTTTCCATTTTGACAATTTCAAAATAAATTTTAATCACTAAATTGCAAGAATGAATGTTTATGGTATTACTCAAAAATCTATTAATTTTTTCCTTGACATATTCAAGTTTGATACTGAGCCTAAAGGCATTGACAAATTTGTAGAAGTTGAATTTAGACCACAAGATCGTGAATGGGCAAAGATTCATTTCATGTCTCGTTATTCGCAATAAATTCATCAAGTTCTCGGATATAACCTACTGACCAAGATAAAGGTTTTATGCCTTTTTTACGCATTTCAACATCACCTTTAAATTTCCAATCTTTCATCTCTTGATCTGATTTTTCTTGAATAATTATACCTTGATTTAAAAATCCCTCAGCATTTAACCAAGTACTTGGGTGTTGAGCATATTGTTTATCTTTTAATAAATCATAATATTGATTATATTTTTTTGCTAACATTTCTGGTTCTTCAAGCCAATCTTTTTGTAATTTACTATAATTTCTTCTTGCTTGACCTTTATTGACCTTATAACAAATCTTTTCCCAAAAAATATCAAAATGAGTATTAATATTATATTTAGATATAGATATAGACTTAGATATAGAAGCATTGCGTTCGCTATGCGATCGCATTGCAGTCGCATTAGGGTGTTCCAATTTTAAGACATTTGGTGGACTATCTGGCTCTTTTACAACACCCCACCTTGTTTGTGCAGATTTCTTAGCATTTTCAGTCATCTGAACTGCCCTCTCGTATTCTTCTCTTAATCTCTTTTGATAAAATCCTTTTTCATAAGAACTTCCCTCATAAGTCCAGAATAATTTTAATATCTTTTCTATCTTCTCACTGTTTCCTGTTTTGGATAATGAATAGATTAATTCTTTATCATTAGGTAAATATGCTTCTCGTGACCAAGCAAAGAATATTAATCTAAAATATATTCCTAATTCTTCATCTGTTAAGAAAGTCGTATCTGAATTGAAAGCATCAATCCAGAGATTCATTTTTGGCATTTTTGACATTATATCCCCTTTTTAATTATTGATTATCTTCTAAAACCAAAGATATAGATTGAAAATTATCTTTCTTTTTTAAATCATCTATATATTCGTAAAGTTCTTTGTAGGTTGAATAAAAATATTCAAATTCTTCATCTTTATAAGTAATTTGAAATAAATATTCGTTTATATCTTTTGATCTTTTTCTTTGAATGTAAAACATATTTGAACTCCTGTTGTTTTAAATATTACTAATCAAAAACAAGTAAAAATAAACAAAAAAAAAGGGGCAGGTCGATCAAACCTACCCCAAACAGGAGGATTATAATGTTAGAAATTATAATTATTGTGAAAATATATTAAAAACCATTGAAAATAAAGAAAAATAACTGATATAAAAAGGTTAAGATTTTCTTAACAAAATATTGACAAGTCAGTACAACAATTTAGTTTTTTATACATGATGAACATACAGGAGGTTCAAATGACAGAAACAAAACAAGTTGTGTCTAATCTAAGATTACTTGCTAAAAAAAATCATATCAAAGCTAAGATCGAATATAAAAAAGCATCTTGGTGTGAAACTGTGACTGTAAGAATTTTAGAAGGTACAAAATCACAGATTGCATTTTTTAAAAAAATTGCAGATCAATATCACATCAAAGAAAGATTGGTTGGTGAAGGTTATGAATTTTATAATTTCAATGAATTTTTACCACAAACAAAATATTTAAGAATTATAGAGGAGATTCAATAATGCGAGAATTTATTAAATGCGATACCTGTGACGGAACAGGTATCGTTCCAATTTATGAGGACTTTGAAAAACCTTACGAAGAATGCCCAGATTGTGAAGGTCATGGTGCTTTCACAGTTAATGGTAAAAGTTTTTCTATCTTACCTATGTTTGATTCTGTTAAGCATTATACAAAGATAGAGAATAACAAGGAGGTAATATACCACGCCTATTATCTTAAAGGTATATTACAAAAAATAATAACTGATGATACTTATTCATCATTAGTTGAATTACAAACAGGAGTAAATAATGACTAATAAGAAAGACAAAGTCCAAATTGTTTTTTTAGGATTACCTAAAAAGAAACAAGAAGAACTAAGAAAAAAAATCTTTAAAGAAATAGCAAAAAGAACAACAGAAAAGGGGAACGAATAATGAACTTACAAAAAGGTGATGTTTGTGTTTTTAGAAACACAGATTTTAAAGTTATCTGGAATGGTGGAGCAACATTTAATGTTTATGACCTATCTGGAAATGAAATAGATTGTTTTTCTGTTAATGGCATTTCAAATTCAAGTGATGCAATTTGGGAAGCTAGAGAATGGATTGATAATCTTTATAAAGAAATGGGAGGTCATAATGTCTAAAGCACCTAAATTTGAGAAAAGGCATTTTGAATATCTTGCAAGAATCTTAATTGAGATTGACTCAATGAATTTTGATGAGATGCCTAATCCTAAATCGCAAGTCATCAATACTTTTATAGAATATTTAAAAGGAACAAATGAAAAATTTGATTCTGATAAATTTAGGGAGTTCATCTATGCCAGATAAATTAAAACCATTTATTCATATTGTTGCAAACTTGTATATGAAACATGGATTTAAAGAATATCCATTATGTAGATTTGAACAGGAGGAAGTCGATGCTAAGGCTATTAGTAATTACCTTGCTGATTACATCTTGCGCATACAAGCCAGTGGTAGATCATAGAGGAAATAGAGGCGAAGAAGTGGCATATCGCTACAATGATGATTTGCAAACTTGTAAATCTATTGCAAAAGAAAATACCAATTCTCTTATCGAATTTACAAAAATGAGTTATAATTGGTATATACGACCACAGTTATTATGGTTGCCAGATAAAGCTGAGTATTCCTATAAAGACTTGGTTAAAGAATGTCTTCAACAAAGAGGTCATTCAGTTCTAAAATAGACAGGAGGTAAATATGTCAGAATTAGAATATACAAAAGACAAATTGAAAGAGACTCGTAAAAATAATCTTTACAAGAAACTCTTTCTAATCACCCACAAAGTTGATTCAATCAAACAAGAAAAAACCAAAGGTGTGCCTTATAAAATTACATCTTGGAATTCAGTACATGAAGTAATTAAAAAAGAATTATTAGAACAGAAAATTTTAATAATTCCTCATATATCTGAACATACGAAAGAAGGTAATTTAACAATCATTAAATTATGGGCAAATATAATTGATACTGATACCAATGAATCAATGAATGTAGGTGACTATATCGGATATGGTGTAGATCAATCTGATAAAGGTTGTGGTAAAGCTATGACATACGCATACAAATATTTATTGATGAAATTATTTATGATGGACGTAGGCGAAGATGAAGATTCAGAATTTTCAAATCCACCATTCATCAATAATAAACAATTAGGTAAAAAAGAAAGTGAGGATATTATCTAATGGAAAAAATCACATTTAATATTTTTAAGAATGAAAGTGATTACGAAAATGCACCACCTTATAAAAATAACGAATTTGTTCCAGAAGAAGATTTCGTTTTAAAAGCAGGTGTGCCTTATGAAATTTCACTATATAAAAATAAAAGTGAAAAAACAGGAACAGAATATTTAGGTATTCGAGTTAAGGTGAATGATTGGGCAATAGAAAATAAAGATGTCTATTCTCATTTAAAAGATGTCACTGATTCTATTAAGGAACAAGAGGTAGATAAAAAAGATTTACCTAATGACGACATTGAGTTCTAAGAACAGAAAAATAGTCAAAGATAAAAAATTTATGCAGTGGGTGTGTTCATCACTCCCCTGCTACGTTTGTAATTTAAATGGTCGTTCTAATTATCATCAAATACAATTTCATCATTTACAGGGTAAGCACCGCATTGGTGCAATGATCAGAGATGATAGTACAGGAATACCAATCTGTTTTCAGCATCATCAAGAGCTTACCTTTAAATATGGGGAACGTAAATTTTGGGAAATGATCGGAACTGACCCTTTAACTTATGCTCAAGAAATATATAATGAATATCAACAGGAGGTCGTATGACACAGAATATAACTATATTAAAACACTTAGAACAATCACCATTAACACCTTTAGATGCTTTAATGAAATATGGGTGTTTCAGATTATCAGCAAGAATTAACGAACTGAGAAAACAGGGTTATCATATTGAAACAGTTTATAAAACTGACCCAGAAACCAAAAAGACATTTGCTGAATATAGATTGGGGGGAGTATGAAATTCTTAGAATTTGAATTTGGATATGAATTTACATGTGCAATTCATATAGAAAATACCAGATCAGATAAAAAATATTTTAGTGACGGATTTTTAAATGAATTTCATAATTTTGAATCAGCTAAACATTATTTAAAGAATCAAATTGAATATGCTTTTTCTAATTTAAAAGGCGAATATTCTCATATTATAAATTCTTTAGATGATGCATCATTAGACACTGAAAATGATGATTTAAAAATTGATAAAAATTTAAAACTTAGATTTTTTGAATTTATAGATTCAATTAAAATTTCAGATTTAGATTTTACATATAATGATTTGGCTAGAAAAGTATTCCCTAAACATAGGGAATTATTTTTTAATTTATATAATTACTCAGTACCAGATCATTTTCACGAACAAGAATATAAATTAGCTGAAATGTTTGATTTTTATAAAAAAGAACAAATACAAACTGCAGTTAATGAAGAAATGTTTGATTATGATTTATTGAGCAATAAAGAAAAAGCAATTTGTCTAAGTGCATTTATGGAAATGTACGCTTCTGAACGCAGAAGCAATATTGATTTAAACAGAAATAAATTTTCTGATCTTTCTTTTTTGTTAAGTGATTATATTGGCGAAGAACGTGCTGATGCTATTCAAACACAAATTAACAATAAACATAAAACAGAGGAGCTAATATTAGATCAATGGATATATTAAAACATTTTGAAAAATTTGATTTACTGCCTATGAGTTATAGTAAGTTAAACTCTTATCATAATTACCCCTGTCAATTTATCATTAATAAAATTCATAAACTTGACACAGGTTCTAATCCTGCAATGCGTGTAGGTCACTACGTTGAAGAAATGCTACATCTTAAATTACAGAAAGATGAATTAGCTGATGATGAGGAACTCTTTATAGAAATCTATAAAAAGAAATTAAAGAGTGAATTTGAAGATTATCACGATCAAGAAAATCTTAAAAAATATCTAAGCTACATTCCTAAGATGTATAAGAACTGCGAACAGTTATTTGTTCAGTTAGGTAATTATCCTTTATTAAGTTACCAAGAAAAGATTGAAACAAACATCTTAGGCGTGCCATTTATTGGATATACTGACTTCATTTTTGATCTTGATACAGAACTATGGGTTTACGACTTAAAAACAAAAGCAAGAATGACTAAACCTAGCAATTCTGAATATCTTCAACAATGGCTTTATAAGAAAGCATTAGAAGAAAAATATCAAAAACCAGTACATACGCATTTATTTATAGTTACCCCTGCAAAATATCATTCTGAAGAATTAGAATTTAATGATGATATTGAGGTCGAAATACACAACAAAGTTAAGGGCATGGCATCAATGTTGCAAAAGTGCAACAATCCAGAAGATATAGCTTTATTATATCAGCCTAATTTAGACAGTTGGGAGTGGAACGCACAAAATATACCTGCTAGAAAACAAATATGGGGAATTTAGCGTTTTAAGGCGTTTATAGAGTGTTTTATAGATTTAGGGGAGTATCTACTAATACTCCCTTATTTATATGCTCTATGCTCTTAAAAAAGGTTTTTTGAGGTATTTTTTTTATATAGGTACATGCAGATTTAAGAATTACATGACCAGACCCTTTTTCACCTCTTGATTTCATTGTAGATATATAAAAAGCAAGGTTATCTTCTTTTTCTAAAAAACCGATAGCCTTGCAAGGTTCTATTTCGCAATCTTCATTAAATTCTTCTTCAGTTTGCCATAAATTAGATGTTGAACTGTGGTCTAAAAATTCAAGATAAATAATCGTTTCAAATTTCTTTGTCATTGATATAATTACCCCAATTAACAAATATGGAGGCCAAATGAGTTAAGTTTATATTAGCGAATATCACTAGATCGAGAGCCAAGGGTATTATCGTATCCTTGGCTTTTTTATTTTTAACTTTGGTTTTTTAATCTTCATATTACCAAAACTAAGTTTTTTAAATGTTCTACCCTTACTGCCTATTATTTTAGGTTTAATTAAAACTGCTAAGCTAGAGGTAGTTGTTATCATTAGTGCATTAATCCATGACCAAACCAGATCACAATAATTATTGCAATTAGTTTCCATAGATTACTCCAAGTCCAATAAGGGTCTAGTTCATCTAATACCCAAAAGACTTTATCCATTATCCAATCTTTCATTTACTTATACCTTTCTGTTTCTCGTAAGTTCTAAGTCCTGCCATTCCTAACAATGCTAGGACTAATGGCATTAAGGCTTCTAAATCTAAACTAGGTAAGGGTGCTGTTTCAATAGAAAAAAGAGCAAGAAAAAATAAAGTGAATTGTTTAGCCACATATTCCCAGAATATTGCAAACGCACAAGAGATACCTATTAATGGGCGCCATGATCTTTGTAATATTCCAGAGATATCAGTCGCAGTAGATTTAGCATCTGCCAAATTAACATCTATTTGTTTTGCATTGATTTCGTTTTCTAATTCTTTAAGGCGTATTTTAATCTTGCCTTTTTCTTCTTCCGATACATGAAACTCATCTATAATATTACCAACAGTTCCGACTAATCCACCACTGAATATTTTATCAAGCATTACACATTTCTCATTTTATCAGCTAATCTTTTTGATCTATTCGGTAATTGTTTTGCCCATAGACTATCGAGCATTTCTTCACTAGCTTTAACGTAATCATTATCAATTAATGCTTGCTTGAGTTTCTTAAATTTTGATAAACGAGTTAAGCCAAGATTGAACGCCATATCTACAATTATTTCAAATGCTTTTTCTTTAATTGAATTTTCATCAACAAATTTTCTTGCGTCATCAATCGCTTGATTAAGATCAGTCGTAAATATTTGCATGACTTCATATTCTTTTAAACTACCACGCAATAAATATTGTTCATCTGGCAATTTTAAAAGATGACCAACACCAATCGTCCAATTACCAAGATGATCTTGATAAGCTCTGTATCTTAAACCTTCACTTTCAATGATTTGTTTTTTTAATCGTTCAATATTCACTTCTTCCTCACTTTCTTAACTTTAGGTAATAGTTCGGTTAAAACTTTACTGACGTCTTGTTGTAAGACATTTAAATGGCCAATATGCATATCTATACTATTGCGTTCATTCACTTCAGCTAATTCTTCATTCGTCATAGTTAATCTTATTTGGTTGCCCACTTTAATTATTCTCATAAATAAATATTGTTATCCCAACTTCCGTTTTTCTTTAATACCATAGGAACGATATAAGGAATACCATTTGTAATTACACCACAAGATAAAACAGGTTTTGCTAAATTAACTTTCATATATGCCATAGCTAAAGATTTTTTATCTACTAAACATCCGACACTCATTCCCCAATTTAAGTGGAAATCATTACCAGAGTATTTAATTTCTGAAACTGTATGAAAGTGACCTTGCACACAACTCATAGAAGTTTGTTGAACTGCTTTTGCTATATCTTTGCAGAATTGATGAGCAAAAACTATTTTGCCTTTGTCACTATTCAAAACTAATCTTTCAGTCCATTTCCATTTTTTTGATACACCAAGAATTTCGTTATAGTCTTTAATAAACCATTTAGACATTCCTTTTGCCATAGCCCTACGCAATACCATTGAGCCATGATTACTTTCTAATAACCACATACTAGGGAATATTTTTTCTAATTGACTACATAAAGATTGCCCGGAAAGCAATTCATCAGCAGGACTTGGAAGATCTGGATTTATGACATGACTAACATTGATAGAGTGCCAATCCATTTCGTCACCAATATGTACAACACAATCTGGTTGATAGTGTTTATTTAAATGTTCTAAAAATCTAAAAGTATCTTGGTGATGATAGGGGAAGTGAGTATCTGATATTACTAATATCTTTTTATATATGCTCATCTGAAGCGTTTACGCAAGCAAATCTATATTTGCGAATATCGTATTCATCAAGAATTAACTTTAGGTCATTTCCTAGAATTTTACAATGTTCAAAAGAATCTGCTTTTTGATTTACGGAAATGCAAACTGAATTATAACAGAAATATCCTACGAGAAAGATTGCTTTAAACATTAAAGATGTAGTCTTTAACAACCATAAATAATTGTCCAAAGACTGCAATCGCTACACTATAACCAACAAATTTTATATTTTTTATATCGGCTTCAATATGCTTAAGGTGGTTTGTTTTGATAACTTCAATATCTTTTTGAATTAAAGATACTTCTTTATCTAACTTGTTGATTTTATCCGCTTGTGTTGCCATTGAGGTTACTATTTAGCTTAACTTGTGATTGTTTGTCAAATGTTTCTATTAGTTCTTTATCCTTTTTAATTTTTTCTTGGTATTCTGCTTGCTTTTTTTGGTGTAAAACGCAATCATCAATAGTCTTTTCATAAAACTTTTTTATCCATTCTGAAGTTCTAGCATGTGCAACTTCTAATCTATCTAATAAAAACTGATTATGTGTTCTAGTTTCTCTTAATTCTTTTTTTGCTTCTTTAAGTTGTTTTTCTAGTTCTTTTTGTGTAGCCATATTAACCCCCTTTTTTACGGATTGATTTAATAAATTCTTTACCTTGTAGTACCTGTATTTCTGCTTCTACTTCACCACAAGTAATTAAAACATTATCGGACATATTTCTTGTCATTATACGTTTTTTCTCTAAGCAATCACTAATACTTTTGGTTAGTGTATGTTCTAATAATTCACCATTACTGCCAAATAAACATAATGCAATTACTACTTTCCACATTTAATGACCATTTCCATTAGCAAATTGAATATCTCTAGTAGCATCTTTTAATTTCTCTACATCTTTAGTTAGTTTTTCTTGTTGTGTTTCTAAATGGTCTAGCATTACTTGAGTATGAATATTCTCTGCTAATTGTTGAGTGTGTTTTTCTATCTGTTTTGCGTTCATCTCAATAAGCATATAAATTTCTAAATTTTTTGGTGTTTGTTCTGCTTTCTTGAGTAGGTCTGCTTCCATTAACTGTCTATTAGTTTCTAAAATATTTAATCGTTCTATGATACCGAAGTACCCCCAAACAGAAATGATAGCTATAGATATAATAGAAATAAGATTTCTTATTGGCATACCAATAGTTGTCTTATCGCTTATTTCCATTTATCTACCTCGCAGTGACGGGAATACCTGTTGAACTGACGAATGGTGATTCGGCAAATGCCATGTAGATATATGTGCCACCAGATGCGTTTATGTTTCCACTATCACCTCTAAGTTTAAATCCATTGGAAACAATATCTTCATCAATATTATATTGGTCTGTTTCAGCATCTGATGTATTTGCTCTTAAATAATTATCAATTACATTAAATTTAAATCTAGTTGTATCTATAACAATCCAATCATTACCTGCACTATCAGTTCTTTTAATCATCACAAAAGCAGGTCTAAACCCTGTATAAACGAATGTTCCGTCACTACTTCCGT